AAGCACCGCCATTACTGGGAGCAGTATCAAGCCGCTCTATTCATGCGGCTCTCCCCCGAAGCGGTCCACGACTTGCAGACCATCCTCGTGGCCCATGGCAGACCCAACACGAATTGGTGGTGTGCGGACTGCGTAAAATCAGCCCTTCAATACATTTACGAACAGGCGGACATCTTCGCCCAAGACAACCAGCAGACCGTTAACCATGCCCTCAACAACCCCAACCCGTGACCAGCAATTCCAAACGTATGCCGACTACGGCGAAGGAGTACGCAATAACGCCAAGCGGGGTATTGAACTCAACGAGAGGAACGGCAACAAGTGTGCTACCCAAACAGGCAAGGTCAGGGCACAGCAACTGGCAAGCGGTGAGGGGATTTCCCTTGAAACGGTTAAACGGATGCACTCCTACCTTTCCCGTGCGGAAACATACTACGACAACGCTGATTCCACCAGCGACTGCGGTTACATCAGTTACCTCCTTTGGGGTGGCAAAGCGGCCCTTGGCTGGAGCAGGAATAAACTCCGAGAACTTGGCGAACTCGACTAAGGCCCCAAGCAACGAGGAGCAAGTCCAAGCCCGCATGGATTCGCTGATGATGGTCATCACGACCCTCTGCGACTGCATTGGCGCCGTGGATGAATCCAACTCGCCCAACGCTTTTGCCGTGAAGATGAAAATCGTGGACAAGATTGATTCGCTGATAGACAAAATCGAGTACTGATGGGAACCAGCGCAGGCAATGGCAAGTATATCGAAACCCCCGAAAGGATGTGGGAGTTATTCGAGCAGTACCGGGCAAAGACCAAGACCAACCACCGCAAGAAGATGGTTTTTGTTGGTAAGAACGGAGAAGAAAAGCATGAGCATCTTGAGGTTCCGCTGACCATGGAAGGCTTCGAGAATTATGTGGCAGACCTTGGGGTTATTACGGATATAAGCGATTATTTAGAGAACAAGCAAGGCAGATACGCTGACTATGTCCCTATCTGTTCACGCATAAGGAAAACCATCAGGCAAGACCAAATCGAGGGAGGCATGGTCGGTCAATACAACGCCAGCATCACTCAACGGCTCAACGGATTGGTGGACAAACAAGCCAATCAGGTATTTGTCGAGGAATGGGTTGATGAGGAATGAGGGTAATCCGGACCGATGCACGCAGGCGCATCGAGGAGATGACTGCCAGGAAAAGGGTAATCCAAGGAGGCACATCGGCATCCAAGACCTTCAGTATTCTATCCGTCTTGATTATGGATGCCTGCAAGAGGAGGGTGGAAATTAGCGTGGTTGCAGAAACGGTGCCTCACTTACGGAGGGGTGCAATCCGTGACTTTATCAAGATAATGATTGCTAAGAAGATGTTTGTTCCGGCACGCTGGAACAAGACCCTGCTGACCTACAAATTCCATTCAGGAGCAACGATTGAGTTCTTCAGCGCAGACCAAGAGGCACGATTGCGAGGTGCAAGAAGGCAGGTGTTATTTGTAAACGAGGCCAACAACATTAGTTGGGAAGCCTATCATCAACTTGCCATCCGTACCAGCGAAACCATCTACATCGACTTCAACCCAGTGCAGGAGTTTTGGGCGCACACCGAGGTCCTTAAAGAACCCGATTCCGAGTTCCTTATGCTTACCTACAAGGACAACAATGCTCTACCGGACACCATTCGCAACGACATTGAGGCGGCCAAGGTCAAAGCCGAAACCTCCGCCTATTGGGCGAACTGGTGGAAGGTGTACGGGTTGGGGCAGGTCGGGACGCTACAGGGTGCGATATACGGCGATTATACGGTGGTTGATGGCATAGACCCATCCACGATGAAATTCGTCGCCTACGGCCTCGACTGGGGGTTTAGCAACGACCCTACGGCATTGGTCGCCGTGTACCGCAGGGGGGACGACTTATTCATTCACGAACTGCTCTATCATCGGGGCCTCACCAACTCGGATATCGCCGTCCGACTGAAAGAGTTCGGGATTACCAGGGCTTGGGAAATCGTGGCGGATTCGGCAGAACCCAAGAGCATTGAGGAAATCTACCGCCTCGGATTCAACATCAAGCCCGCATCCAAGGGACCCGATTCGGTCAGGCAGGGGATTGACATCGTGAAAAGGTTCAACCTTCATGTGACAAAAGATTCCGTGAACTTGATAAAAGAACTCCGCAGTTACACTTGGGCCACGGACAAGGACGGCAAGGACACGGGGGTCCCGATTGATTCGTACAATCACGCCTGCGATGCGCTCCGATATGTGGCCCTCAACAAATTGGCGGTCAGCAATTCGGGGAAGTATCTTGTGGTGTAACTTTGGACCATGAACCTTGAATCCATCATTGATTTGCTTTTGATTTTTGGCAGATTCTTCCTCTTATTGGTCTTGATTTTTGCAATTGTTTCCATATTATGAAACTCATCCACTATTATCACATCTACTGCGGCGGAGGCGGCCAATGGCAGTTAATCATGCACCAGCACATGATGGCCCTTTGCAATTACGGACTCATTGAACAACTCGACGAAATCCGTGTCGGCATCGTCGGTCCACCCGACCAGCGGAAAGCCGTGAAGGAAATCTTGGAGGGGTCGCTAATCGCACCCAAGGTCAAGGTGGTAGTCACCCGAACCAACGCATGGGAGCAAGCCACGCTGACCGAGATGTACCGAGCGAGCCAAACCGAGGATGCGGCCTACCTGTACGGGCATACGAAAGGGTCCGCAAATCCTTCCCTTGTCGCCCAACTATGGGGGCGCAGTATGATATTCTTTGCTATTGTGGCTTGGGAGAAAGCCCTTGTGGAACTAGAGAAAGTGGATGCGGTTGGATGCCATTGGCTCACCACCGAGCAGTTCCCCCAAATTGCGGACCACAACAACCCCGACGGCTACCCCTATTTTGGCGGTAACTTTTGGTGGGCCAAGTCGTCCCATATTCGGGAACTGGGCGAACCGCTCCGAGAACACCGCTACCAGGGGGAACATTGGATTGGGAAGAAACCCAACACCGTTGTCTTTGACCCCAACCCAGGATGGCCCGACCCAAGCAAATTTGTCATCACATTCTAACCATGAAGCAGAAACCCGAAGAAATTCTAAAAGGCTTGGACTACGGCCACATCTACACAACCGATGTGACCCACATCCTTGAAATCCACAACACCGCCAAGAACCACTACAACGGTCGTGCCTTGGAACTTGGCAGTTACCTCGGACACTCAACCCTTGCCATTGCCATGGCGGGCCTTGAAGTTGTCGTGTACGACACCGATACCAGCGTCGTGGACAAACGCAAAGCCCTGCTGAAAGATTACAAGGTGGAGTGGAACAACGCCCCATCCAGCGAAGCCCTCAACGAGCAGCGGTATTTCGAGTTCATCTTCCACGATTCGGACCACGGGGACGGCATGATTCCCGAAATGGTGCGACTATTCAACGAGCGGCTACTCAAAGGCGGCACGATGATGATTCACGATGCGGAACTACTGACCATCCTCAACCTGTTGGGTCAGTTGGAACCACACGAACACCGTAGCAGTTGGGACGGAAGGGGACGGCAAATGCTGACCATCATCAAGAAACTATGACCGCCAAGACCTTCATATTCTGCCACGATGCCGAAATCGTCAAGGGGTGTATCAATAGCGGACGCTTTGACCTATTTGACGACTTGCGCTGGGTCATGCTTGGCCCACGGGATTTTTCAAGCATTGCATCCATACCAGGTCTAATCATCGCACGGGACTTGCCCGACAACATCGAGCATCACCGCAACCTTGTGGCGTGGACTGGATGGTACGCTTTGGCCCGCAACGGTTACATCCAAGATGGGGACATCGTGAATCTATTTGAATACGATGTCACTTACAACCAAGGCCAATTTCGCCAACTACCTCAATGCGGGTACTTTCAAATCCCCGTGGGCACCGTTCCTTATTGGCAATGCGGACACAACTACGAACCACACATTAAGACCTTGACGGGCAAAGGTTCGGGTGAATTTATGGCCCCGATGGTTCCCGTGACCTCCAACTACACGATGGTTTGGAGCGATGCCCACATCCAACTAACCTTGGACTGCATCACCAAAGGATTGACCGAGTTGACCTATGTAGGTCATGTCCTTGAACGGGCATACTCGCAGTACTTCGTCGGCATCCCCATGCAAGCGGGTGCATTCAACCACGCCTTCGCCAACTCCCACGGGTTTTAGCCATGCACCTGGTCGGCATCAATTACGCAACCGCCGAATACTGGCCCGCCGCAAGGGAGCAAGGAATGTACTATCCATTCCCCGTTACAACGGTCACGGATGAGAAACGACCAGGTAGGGGCAACGATTGGTGGAGGTGGAAGCCGAAAATCATCTTGGACGCTTTGCTGGATTTGCAGGACGACGAAGCCCTGCTTTACCTCGATGCCCAAGATGTCCACACGGACGAGTGCTTTGACTTTGCAAAGCGATGGCTGACCGACAACCCCATCCTACTACACCAAAACTTCCACAACCACATCTCCTACACCAAGGGCGATTGCTACGCCTTGATGGACTGTTTGCAGTTCTTTAACGAGGGGCCGATGCAACTGGAGGCGGGGTTTTTGGGATTACGCAAGACCGAGGCTAATATCGCCTTGATGCAAGAGTGGGCCAAATGGCTTGCGGTTGACAAGGTCGTGAACGATGACCCCAGCGAATACCCGAATCACCCATCGTTTATTGACCACAGGCACGACCAAAGCGTGCTGACAAACCTTGCCCTCCTGCACGGCCTTCCGATGGTCGTGGTTCCTTCCGTACATTGCAACGCAAGACCGAAACTATGAAACTCCAAGACCTCACCATCGACCAGTTCCAACGCATCGCTGCGCTGGAGTTTAGCCCCGTGCTGACCGACTATGACAAGCGTGCAGGGGTCGTTGCAATCGTTGAGGGGGTGGATATATCGCTCGTGCGAGAAATGCCCGCCAAGGGGCTTACTAAGCGTTACAAGACGATTATCGCAGAGTGGAACGAGTTACCCACGCTCGCTTACAGGAGGCGGTTCAAAGCGGGAGGCAAGTGGTGGATTCCGACGGTGTTCACCGATGAACTCACGGCGGGGCAACTCATTGACCTCATGGACACCGATACCACGGACGAGAAGAAGTTG